AATTCCTGTTTGCGCGAATCTTTCCGCGCGGATACGTCCGCCGATGCCTCGCGCTTTCATCTTTTCGAGGATGACTCGTTGCTGATTGAGACAAGCGCATTTGGGCAAGTCTGGTCTGACGCGCGCGACTATGCGGTGGAGATTATCCTTCCGCGCATGGAATTGACGCTCATGGACGCGGAGCTTTTGCGCGCGATTGACATGGGACATGTTGTCGAATCCGTTCGCGACGATTTCTTCCATGCCTTCGCGGAGACATTGCACAAGTCATGCGGCATCCCGCATTCCGACGCGCGGGGGCATTGGCAAGCCTTTGTGCGGCAGTGGAGTGCAACGGAAGCGGAGCGTTGCGAACTTGGCGGCTCTGAATCTGGTGCGCGCGAGGGACGGCTGTTCGCGGAAACCTTCAAGCAACCTGAAACCGTCAACGCCTGACGGGTGTCGCATTTATCCGGGTGTCCCATGGGAAACCGTGGGATGCGCGGGTGAATGAAGCCCATTGAAAGAATCAAAACCATGAAACTAAAATCCGTTATCCCGAAACTCTCTTATTACCAACTTGGAACCGACATCAAGCTAGAGGCTGGCGTTCCGCATCGTGCGGAGGATGCAACGAATCAACCTGACTGGAAGGCAAAGGGTTTGCTCTTTGTCCACGAAAACGGCAGCGACTTAGATGATTGCCGTTGCATTCTTTTGGGCCGTGATGATTACCGCCGGGCGAAGGGAGGTGCGCGATGAATCACACACCCGCACCTTGGCTTGTCGATTTTGAATCCGACGAGTTTGACTCTAAGCAATCGCGACTCCGCATCATCGACGGATCGGAAGCATCGCTCGCGCATCCGCAAGGGCCGCTTGTCATTGCCAATCTGAACGTCTGCGCGTTTGCTCCGCACATGGGCGAACCGATGGCCAATGCTCGCCTGATTGCCTCCGCGCCTGAGCTTCTCCGCGCATTGGAATGGATTGTTGATGACTGGGAGCGTGTCACGGGTCGAACGCTGCCTGACGACCATGAAGCGAAGGCGGCGATTGCGAAGGCGAAAGGAAACCAATGAAAGTTTATTGGACTGTTCTTTACGGTAAAGGTCGAGGGTCCGCCTACACGTTTCAGGGGGCGAACGCGAAACGCAACGCGAAAAGAATGGCAAAGAGGCTCAATGGAAGGGTTGTGCGGGACAAAGTGAAGTGAACCGGCTAGAACGTGGGCGCGCGCATACGAATCACGCGCGGGGAACGAGAACAAAATTATGCATCCATTACTGTTGTCCGCGCTAATCGCGGTCGAATCCGGTGGCGACGACTTGGCCCGAGGCCGTCATGGCGAGCTTGGCGCGCTTCAAATCAAGCCGATCATGGTCCGCGATTGTAACCGTTTCGCGCGGACGCACTACGCGCACAAGGACGTTACCAATCGCGCCGTCTCCATCGACATCGCCACCAAGTACCTCGCGCACTACGGCGAAAACCTCAGCGACGAATCGCTCGCGCGCATTTGGCAGGGTGGGCCGAGCGGACACAAAAGGTCCGCAACTCGCGCGTACGGCAAACGGGTCATGCGCGAGCTTGAGCGGCAGCGAACATGTAAGGAATGCTTACAGGTTGCATTCACCGAAAACGGAACTTTCACCGCACGGTAAAACCATAGAAACCAATGAAACTAACCATTCAAAGCAAGCAGAATGCCCAAACCATCGTTGACTTGTTCAACGCAATCGTGACTGGCCAATGTGAGGAATCTGGTGGGAAGCCGCTGAGTATTTACGATGAGGAGAAGCATATTTGCAGCATTGTTGCGGCGGACGGCTCGGAGATTCTGTCTCTGATTATTGAGCGGGAGTGTGGGGACATGCTTATTCAGCGCGGGGAACCGGAGGAACTGGAATGACAAAAGCAGATATTGAGGCGCGCAATTTGTCGCTTGGAGAGCTGATGATGCTTCTTCCGCTGGAGAATGAAAACGATGCTGTCGCGCGCGAGCTTCAGCATCGGCTGATTGTCGCCTGCAAAATCGCGGTGCGCCTTGAGGACAGTCTGTTTTACGCGCGGATGTATCGCGACACCAGCGAGGAAGGCCGCGCGCGACGGGAGGAGATGATTGATGATGCGGTCGATCTGATTTCGGTCTTTCGCAATGGAGGAATCTATCCATGAAAGATCCGGCGTCTTACCTTAGCGGAACGGAGCTTCGCGTTTGCCGACTTATCGCCGAGCGGCAGATGCGCGGCGTCCAGAAGTACGGCACGACCGTTGAAGCCAATCCGCTGACCCTGCGTGACTGGTTGCAGCATGCGCTGGAGGAAAGTCTCGACCATGCCATTTATCTGAAGCGCGCGATTGAGGAGATGGATAGGCGCGCGGATGACAAAGATGGAAAGGTGGGCCAATGAAAACTGTTTGCGGCGGATTGGGTCCGCTTCCGAAGTTCAAGGTTCAGATGGTCGGAGCTGTCGGCTGGTCTGACCTGAAGGAGAAGGTGATTCGCTGGGAGACGATTGCATACGACACGCGAAAGGAAGCGGAAGCGGCGGCGAAGGGATTGAATCCGGGCGAGTTCGCGCAGGGGCGGATACGGGTTGTGCCGGTTCAGATGGATGAGGATTACGATGTGTATCCGACTCCGGAGCGGAGGAGCGAAAACCCGAAATCCTCCGGCTAACTTTTCGGCAGACGAAATGTGGGCCATCTAACCCCGCATCCAGCGCATCCAAAACCATGCCCTCCGAACGAATCGATTCCAGCACCGCGCACCCCGCTTCCGGTGTCATCACGCACACGCGCAATCAAAACGCGCCATTGAGGCGTTTAGAGCGTTTGGCAAGCATTCCAGCAAAGCGATTGAGCGACATAACGGCGTTCGGCGGGGGTGGGAATTCCGCCGCTGCTCGCGCCACCGCCGTTCAAGGCGGGGGGAAAAGCGAAGCAGCGCAAGCGGAATTCAAGCTCCCTATTTATAGGGAGTTTGTACTCCCTAATAGGGGAGATAGCGGGAATGATGCTAACTTCCGACGAACCCAAAGTGGTACCAGTTGGAAGTTCGTTGACATGGTAGATTGAGAAAAGGTAATTACAAGTTCACATGAGCTATCTAGAGAATGGTTCAACCCACCGCAGCATGTTCCGCCTGATGGGGCCTTTGCATCACGACGCCGATCCGAACCGGAGCCAAGTTCTGGCCCACATCATGGAGAACACCGGCTGGGATATGGGTCGGGCGATAAAGGCGTTCAATTCGATGCGCCATCCAAAGTCCAAGGTCTTGGTCTTCGACCAAATCCATCGCATGTGGAAAGGCTGCGACTGGGTTCCTCAGGACAAGGATTCGAAGGACAGCATGTTCATCGTCGAACTCCGCACCCTCCAGAGGCGCGTGGCGGCGATGGACTCGGAGCTGAGGAAGGCGACGAAGGAAATCAAACGGCTGAACAAGAAACTGGCCAACCTTGGCGAGCAAGATGGCGAGGAGAAGCAAGAGCAGGAAACCAGCGAAAACCAGAGCGAATACGGCAGAAACATCGAGGACATGGTGCGTCAGGCGTGGTCCTAAAAATTTCCCTACTTCGCCATTGACACGACTCAAAGCGACTGGCAACTTACGCGAGCAACAACAAATTTTGGCAAGCTGGACTAGAGCAGCGGGAGAGCCGCTGACGGGCTACGGGGTAGGATTCATGGAGCCTTGATTGAACACCTTCTTGCCGATTCAGATTATCAGCGTTCGGGAATGGAGCGGGGGGAGAGCCTCCGACATGGGAAGATGTGGCCCTCATACCGAACACTCGAACGCTGACGCAAATTTACGATGACCAAGTGTTTCACGACGAAGGAGGCTGGCGAACTTTTGAGGGTCTGCCCGGAGACGATGCGGCGGATTGTTCGGGAGGGTGCGCCTCATCGGAGGGTTGGTCGGAAGGTACTTTTCACGGAGTCGGATCTGGCCGCGATTCTTGAGAGCAAGAACATGCGCGGCGAGGTGAATCCGTTCCGGCGGAAGAACAGCAAAAACAACGAATCGGAGAAAACAAACAATGAGCAGCAGCAGCAACCTAGCAACGAGCCTGACGGTGGCGGTACCGTCGCAGCAGACAGCGCAGCCCTTAGCCCCGCAGCCTGACGGGGAGTTCTATTCTCAAGCATGCACATCGCTTGATGCGGTGAAGCAGCTTGGCGACTGGATTGCCCACTCCGGCATGTTCGGAGCAACGAAGGCCGAGCAGGGATACGTCCTCGCTCTGGAGTGCATCGCCAGCAAGCAGACACCGTTGAGCTGGAAGAAGTCGAACCATCTCATAAACGGCAACATCACCATGAAGAGCGAGGCGATGCTCGCCGGTCTGATGGATGCTGGGTGGGACATCGATTGGCACCAGTTCGATGCTCAGGCGGCGATTGCCGAGTTCAGCAAGAATGCGAAGAAGATTCGCGTGGCATTCACCGCAGATGATGCGAAGCAAGCTGGCCTATTGCCCGCAAAGCCGGGAAGCGGGTGGGCCAAGTTTCCTGCGGAGATGCTCCGTGCGCGTCTCATCAGCAAGGCGACGAGGATGCTTGATCCGCGAATCACGCAGGGCCGTTACACGCCCGAGGAGGTGACCGACTTCTCCACCCCGGCACCTGCACCCGCTCCGACCTCTCCGGCGCGCCAGACGGTCAATGTGACGCCGGAATCGGCCTTCTCGCTCGTTGAGAAGCTGGAGCAGATTCTTGAGCCACATTCCGAGATGGCGAATGCGTTCCTCGTCAGCAAGAACCTCATCAAGGCTGACCAGAACTTCCGCGATGTCAGCACCAAGGTGGCCAACATGATCTTGGCCGACAGCGAAGGATTCCTTGCCAAGGCCAAAGCGTTCTCCAACCCGCCGACCGAATGAGCATCCTAAATCGACACATCAATTTCGACATGCCAGCCGAGAAGTATCACGCCGTTGATGCTCTCAGCAAAAGCATGATGTCGAAGATTCTCAAGTCACCGGCTCATTATCGCGCTGCGTTGGAAGAGCATCAGGAGCCGACGAAGGCCATGCAGATTGGGACGGCGGTTCACACGGCTGTCTTGGAGCCTCATCTGTACTCGCAGATTGTCGCCGTGGTGCCGCCGGACGTTGACCTGCGGACTAAGGAAGGAAAGGCGTGGAAGGAGCAGTACAAGAGCCGTGGCATTGTGCTGACCCATGCCGAGGATCTTGAGATTCAGGGCATTGCGAACAGCGTCCGCCGCCATCCGTTCTGGGACATCACGCATCTCAGCGGCAACAAGATCGAGGCGAGCATCTTCGCTGAGGACGAACAGACTGGCCTACCTCTCAAGGCGCGTCCCGACCTTTGGGTTGAAGACCACACTCTTGTGGACATCAAGACGACGGACGACGCCAGTCCTGAGGCGTTCTCCCGCACGGTGACGAGCTTCGGCTACCACATTCAGGCCGCGCATTATCTGACCATGACAGGCGCGGAGAACTTCGTGTTCGTGGCTGTAGAGCGTAAAGCTCCCTATGCGGTCGGCATCTACAAGCTGGATTCCGAATGGCTTCAAGCTGGCGAGAATCTGCGCCGGAAGGCCATCACGATCCTGCATGAGTGCAAGGCTCTCGACAGTTGGCCAGCCTATCCGACGACGACCATCACCCTTTCATGCCCGAAGTGGGCCTTGAATAAGTCCGAGCAATAAAACCAAAATCAGAACCTAACCAAATCAATATGTTCCAAGTAAATCGTAAGGATGCCGCAAACCGCTACATCGACGCCGAGGGTGACTACGTTGTCACGCTGGCGAAGGTGGAGGAGAACCTCGACAACAAGGGCCGCGAGGTTTGCAAGCTGACGTTCAAGGCGGACGACGGCGCGAGCGTTTCGGATCGGTTCATCAATCAGGAGTCGGTCTGGTGGCGCGTGAACCAGCTTGTTGCCGCTACGGACCACAATGTGCCGGACGGTACGCAGGTGGACTTCCTTGGCGTGAAGGGCAGTTACGCGAACTTCCTTCGGGCGATGATTGGCCTGTCGCTTGTGGTGACGCTCAAATTTGAGGAGTACCAGAGCAATGGCGAGACGAAGCGAACGCTGCGGATTCGAAACATGAAGCCGGTGGCTGGCGCGAAGGCATCGGACAATGACGGCGGCGGCGAGGACGACGAGAAGCCGTTCTGAGGGCATTTGCGACGCGCGGAGGGGAGCGTATTCCGCGAATCACGCTCGAAACAAAACTGTATCCATGAGAACAAAAATTGTAGCGATTACAAAGCCGCTTGTCGGCGACGGGGGCATGACGGCTTCCGAATTCATTAGTTACTGCGCGAGGGTCAGCAACCCGTCGAACCAGTTCAACACGCTCACCGCACCGAAGCTGCTGGCCTACTGCATCAAGCACGGCCATTGGAGCATCTTCGAACAGGCCAGCATGACCGTTGAGATTGTGACGAGCAGGGCGGTTGCCGCTCAGATCATTCGTCACCGGAGCTTCTGCTTCCAAGAGTACAGCCAGCGGTATGCTGTGGCTTTGGAGATGGAGCCGGTGGAATTGCGAACTCAAGACCTGAAGAATCGTCAGGCGAGCGGAGAAGCGTTCAGTCAAGAGTGGGCCAGCAATGCCGTGGCCGACGTTACGTTCAGGGCGTGGAACTTGTACCGTGAGCTTATTTCGCAGGGTGTGAGCCGCGAGACTGCGCGGATGATCCTGCCGCTCTGTACGCAGACGACGATCTACATGACCGGATCGGTCCGCTCATGGATTCACTACTTCGAACAACGGTGCGCGAGCGGCACCCAGAAAGAGCATCGGGACATCGCCATATCCATACGCGATACGATCTTCAAAGAGCATTTCAAGGACATCTACGACGCCATCAATCAGCGTGAGGAGGTGCATCCATGAGCAACCACATCAACGACGGAGGACCGGCTTTCGCACGGGACAGCCACATGGATAAGCAGATCGGTCTGTACGTTCAGCAGCAGGGGATGAGTTTACGCGACTACTTCGCAGCGGCGGCGTTGCAGGGAATACTTGCTCGCGGACAATCGCTCTCATCAAAGAAAGATGAGGTTTTTGAGGCGTTCAAGTATTCGGACGCGATGCTCAAAGCGAGGGAGGTGAAGCCGTGAGCGATACGCCAATAACAGATAGTCGCCTGACCGCAATTCTTGACTCTGATGGATTCGTTCATAATGGCAACTGCCCACAACGATGGGTCAATCAATGCAGAGAACTCGAACGCGAACTCAACGCAGCGAACGAGTCGTTCAGAAAGCTGAACATCCACGCTCTCAATCTGGCCGCTCGCATCAAGCGGCTGGAGGAGGCGGGGGATAAGATCGTTGAGGCTGGATGGTCTGTACAAGATTGGAGCGGAATGTGTGTTGTATGGGCCAAAGCAAAGGAGAACAGACCATGAACTTTGCTGAAACTATTATTTACAAAGATAAGAATGGAATTGTGCGCGAAATCCCACCAAATAAATACTGGATCAATCGTCGTACTCCTGTTGGAGAAGACGCTGAATTGTGGGAGCGTAAACCTTATGGAGGTAAAAGATTGCTTGAGTGGAATCGAGTTATTGAACGCAAAGCCAAGGAGGCCAAGCCGTGAGCCGCTACAAATACACCAAGCTGAAGAACTTGAGTCCGGTTCATGGATTCATGATCCACACACCAGATGGTCGAACGCTGAAGGATATTTATCCACAGTTCATCGTCCGAGAACTGAATCGGCTGAACGACCGAATCAAGCTGATGGAGGAGGACTCTGAACGGTTGCATTGGTTGCTTAATAGAGGTTTAGCTTGGAGAGATTGTTACGATGACCACTGGATCAATGGTGAGTGGTTGTACGCATCACAAGACGCCATCGAAACAATCGACAAAGCGAGGGAGGCCAAGCCGTGAACACCTCCACCGAAAAGCTGGTGATGGCGATGCGCGTTCTAGCCGAAGAGATTCAGTCAGACGACGGCGTGGCCAACGCTGCGATTCACGAGGCTGCTCTGCGCCTAGAACAGCAGAACGACAAGATCAAGCGGCTGGAGGAGGCCGGAGACGCACTCAAAGCATCCGGTTATTTCGGCGGGTTTGGTGATGCGGTAAACAAGTGGGTCAAAATAAGGGAGGAACAGCCATGAGCCGCGAACAACTGCCATTCATGAGCAACGATCAGTTCAACCGAGTAGCATTCGTCTACCGTAGCAAAGAGGACGGAATCAGGGTTGTCGGATTGCTAGAGGCCAAGAACTACGAGGACAAGACCAAGTATCAGCACCTCGCAACGCTGGATTCATTCCGGTGGATTGAGTGCCTGCTGAACAATTCACCCAAAGAACGGAACAAACAGATCAAGGAGATAACGCAATGACTGAACCAAAGAAACGCAATGACCGTGTTGTCAGCATCGACAAGGAGCTTCATCAGCAAGTGCGCGAGCATTGCAACAAGACCGGGATGAAGGTCGGATTTTTCGCCACCGAGGCGATTCGTAGGCATCTGGACCGATTGAAGCAGCAACACTCGGATAACCAGAGCTGACGTTCGCCGTGGCGAATCCTCCCGTGTGGGAGGAACAATCCCCTCCCGTCAAAGTCAGCCGGGATTGGCGGGATGGGCAAATTTCCTAAAACTATGAATCTAAGAGACTACCAAAAGAAAGCAGTCGAGTGGGCCAAGACAAGCGATGGACTCATCATCGCACCGGCAGGAAGCGGCAAGACATGGATTGCCGCGAGCATCATCAAGTACCTTCACGAACATCAGACCATAGGGAGATTCGGTTGGCTTGCACCAACCCGCGAGACATGCCAGCAAGCTCGTACATCGCTGAGAGTTGCAGGAGTCTCAGATGAGATTGTCGAAATCCGATGTCCGCACGAATCCGTGGACTTCAGCCAGAAGGATGTCCTGATCGTGGACGAGGCAAAGCATAGCCCTGCCGCCGGATGGCGTCGCATCATCGAGTCCTGCAAAGGATTCCGTTACGGCTTCGATGCGACTCCATGGTGCGACGATGAAGAACGTAATGCCATCACGCGAACGCTTTTTTTCAACCTCATCTACGAAATTAAGCGCAGCGACATTGGCGATTCATTGGCCGACGCATATCTCGAAATCAGCGATGCCACAGACCTGAACCTGCACCAGAAAATCGATGACAACATCAAACGCCTGTTCGATTCGAGGCGTCGTTACATGCGGATAAGCGACGACGAATTGAAACGCATGTGCGCTTGGGAATCCCTTGTGGACATCGGCATCTGCCAGAACAGCGAACGGAACCAGTTCGCCATCAACTACGCCATTGAGCATCTGGACATGCAGACGCTCATCCTGATTCCGCGCATCACGCTCGGCGAAGAGTACGAGGCGGCGATTCCGAATTCTCGGCTCGTTCATTCCAAGATCGGCAAGAAGGATCGGCGCGCGTACATGGAGGAATTCAAGGCTGGCAACCTGCGGACGATGATTGCCACCTCATTGGCCGACGAGGGATTGGATCTGCCGAACGTCGAGCTGCTCATCATGGTTAGCGGTGGACGCTCATCGCAGAAGACGATCCAGCGGGCCAGCCGCGCGCTTCGCAAAACAGATTCAAAGAACTGCGCGACAATCGTGGACTTTTCCGACAAGTTCCATCCCATCGGAGCGTTTCACGCGCGCAAAAGGCAGAAGTGCTACCGCGAACTCGGTTGCGTTTTCATTCAATGAATTCAACAGAAACAAATCACTCGGCATCACCAACGGAGAATGTGGTCCTGCTCATCGGAGAGCTTCGGGCCATTGTCAGGAAAACCGAAACAAAGACAGGTGCGCTGATGGTTCGGCGCGTCATCTCAATCGCCAGACATTGGACGGATGCTGATGGCCGATTCCATGAAGACTATGACGAGTTCGAACTGTCCTCATGGGGCAATGTGGCCGAGAAGATTCTCGACATCCAGAATGGCGCGCTGGTGCGCGTCAAAGGTCGGGTAAAGGTGGAACGATGGTCAGAAGGCGGAGATACAAAATCAGCGGTCAGGATTGCGGCGGAACACGTTGCCGTCCTCTGCTACTGATATTTAATGAAAACCATGAAGACATGCACGAAATGCAAAACTGAAAAACCCTTCGATGCCTTTTCGCTGAACAAAAGGCAGAAAGATGGGCGGCAGCAGTGGTGCAAGGCTTGTCTCAGCGCGCACCATTTTGCGAATCGAGATTCGATTCTTAAAAGACACGCTCAGTACAGAGAAGCCAACAGGCTGAAGCTCCGCGAAAAACAGGCTCAGTACAACGCTCTGAATGCTTCCAAGATTAGGCTTTATTCCAGAGAGTGGAGAGCAAAGATAAAGTCCGATCCGATTAAGTTTGAAAAATACCGCAAACAAACTGCGGAAGGAGTCAGGCAGTCGAAGCAAAGATACCCGGAGCGAGAAAAGGCGAGACTTGCGGTCAACAACGCGATTATTGCGGGAAAAATAACCCGCCCACTTTCATGCTCAATGTGCGGATGCGGCTGCAAACCGGAAGCGCACCACGACAGCTACGATCAATCTGAATGGTTCAATGTGCGATGGTTATGCCGTCCGTGCCACGAAGAACACCACAGAAAGTATCCCGAACAAAAAACCGAGAACAAACAGACAACCACATGAAAACAATCATAGCATGCGATCCGGGCACAGGAGGTGGATTCGCTATCAAAACTCCAGATGGGATTCTCCTGTTCCCGATGCCAGAATCCGTACCGGATATTCATCAGCTTCTAACAGGATTCAAGCTGGCAGACTCTAACTTGTGGATCGAGAAGGTGCCCAAGTTCGTGAGCAAGTTAACCCCTGCCGCCAGCGTCGCCACGTTGCACGAGAACTACGGGATTGTGCAGGGGTTGGCCTACTCTCAAGGCTATGCGCTTCACCGTGTTGAGCCAAAGGTGTGGCAGGAACCGCTTGGTCTTGGGGGACGCAAGTCATGCGCGACAGGTCCAGCTTGGAAGCGAAAGCTCAAAGCCAAAGCTCAGGAGCTGTATCCGCATCTGGATGTCACACTTAAGAACGCTGACGCCCTGCTGATCCTGCACTATGCGATGGGAGGAGGAAGGTAAACCATGATCCGAATGCAACGCCCACCCTCCCACGAGGAACTAAAGCACATGTTAATCGCAGCCTTCTGCATGGGCATGATTATCACGGCATGTTATTTCCTGATGTTCGTTCTATGAACAATAGCGATGAGATAAAGCCGTTGTCGGAGGAAACCGACATTCAAGCTCTTCGCGATGCCATCGATGAGTATCGTGAATTGGCCAAGGAACTCTTTCTCCGGCTCGGGTGCGGATGCGGAGAAGACCTGTGTTGGAACTGCACCAAAACAAAGCAAGTCTACAAAACCGTAACCAAGAACTACAAATGAACAACAAGCAGCCGATTGTCAGAGTCTCAGAAGCGGACGAATCAACGCCACGAATCGATTTCGAGTACATTGACCGCAAGTACAAGGAGTGGCTTGTTCGTCGCGGATTCTCATCGGACGAAGGCGGTGAACTCGGAATGAAGCGTTCCAAATCCCGGCGCAAAGTTTCTTCACTCAATGAATGACAATTCAAAGCTCCTGAAGGAGGCTCCGGCCCTCATCGAATACGCCATCATGCGTGGATGGATGAGTAAGCCCAAAAAGCCGAAGCGCACGGACGTTCCGTGGCATGCTTCCGGGTATGGGCATATCGATAAGCAGAGGGATGACGATGAAATTCAGGAACTCAGGAAACAAATCGGTGGAGGTTGAACTCATCTCTGACGACGTAGAGATACGCATCGGAGAAACCAAATGGGCAGGCGTGGCCTACGTCAGGGAAGGTAAGGGCAAGGTCTACGTTCGCACCAAAGCAGAGTTCAAGGCGAAGTTTGTTCCGATGACGGATGCTACATCCTGAGGCATACATCGCAGCACAAGAGCAGCTCTTTCGGAAGTTTCAGGACCGCTCCATTCCGATCCGTCATTGGAGCAAGTACCTGATGACACCGAAGGAGCTGGCTCTCCTTTTCAAGAAGCTCGAACAGTCAAATTCAGTTCTCCAAGAAATTGGGAGTACTGACCTTGGGAAATCTGGAGAATTAGCGCGTAAACAACTTGGTATCCAATGAATCAATCAAAGATGGACCGTGCGAGGGCATGGCTCCGAAATACACCCGGCGCAATCAGCGGTCAGGGTGGACATCCTGCAACATTCGCAGTCGCAACCGCTCTGGTTCACGGCTTTGAATTGTCCCGTTCCGAAGCGGAGACACTTCTATCGGAATGGAACATGACATGCCTTCCGCCATGGAAGCCGCATGAACTGGCCCACAAGATCAACGAGGCGTTGACGGTGCCTCACGACAAGCCGAAGGGCTGGCTTCTGTCCGCCCAGAGCGGGACGCCTGTATCCGCAACAGGCAAGTTCATCGTTCAGAAGATCCAAGCAATTCCGCAAACGGAATCCAGATTTACAACCATCGACTTTCTCAAGGCGTGTTTCGAGAAGGATGAGGTTGTCTGCATCTGCAACGACATCATTAGCGACGAGGAGGGGAGATGTAGGCCAGCGTCCAAGGGAACGTTTCTCAAGCGCGATGAATGGATTGAGAAGCATTTCACGCCGCCAATAAGTTCCATGTGGAACGGTCCTGATAGCCGTGGAGCCTATGTCAGGGTCAATCCATGTCTCGACGAGACAGGATCAGATTCCGGCGTGTCAGCATTCCGCCATGTGCTGGTGGAGATGGACGAGAAGACGAAGGACGAGCAATGGACGATCCTCAAAGAGTCCAAGCTGCCGATGTCTGTCGTCATTGATTCTGGAGGCAAGAGTCTGCACGGCTGGGTGCGAGTAGACGCAGCGAACAAGGAAGAGTGGGCGGAGCGTAGGGATGTTGTTTATCGCCATTTGGAGGCGATGGGCATTGACCCAAAGAACAAGAATGCCAGCAGGTTCTCTCGTCTTGCCGGTGTCATGCGTGATGGCAAGGAGCAGAAGCTGTTGGCCATCAATGTCGGTTCGGTGAATTGGGATGCGTTCTCGGATTACCTTGAATCGCAGGACATGCCTCAGGAGTTCACGCTTGAGAGCATCATAAGCTACGATCCGCTGAATGATCCTGACAATCTGATTGGCGACAGATGGATTCGTCGTGGTTCATCGATGCTCTTTGTTGGCCAGAGTGGATGCGGCAAGAGTTCGATGGCGTTCTATCAGGGATTGTGCTGGGCGCGAGGAAGCGACTGGTTCGGCGTGAAACCTGTCAGGCCATTGAAGATTGCGTACATTCAGGCCGAGAACGACATCGCGGATCAGCATGACAGTTTGAAGGGTGCTGCGATGTCGGTGTATGGGCCAACCGGGTGGCAGGAGGGTCTTCGTCAGGCTGGAATGATGTTCTTCCGCGAGGCGACGAGGACGGGCGTGGATTTCACGACGATGCTGCGGAGGCTGGTGCGTAAGACGAAGGCGGACATCGTCTACATCGATCCGCTGTTGTCGTACATCGGTGGGAACCCATCAGACATCGAGGTCTGCTCGAATTTCACGCGACATCTGCTCCAGCCGATAATGATGGAGACTGGCGTCGTGCTGATCTTGGTTCATCACTTCCCGAAGCCGAAGGGGCAGAACGAGAAGCCGGAGAGCGTGGCCGACTTGGCCTACTCAGGATTCGGAAGCTCTGACCTGACGAACTGGGCGAGAGAAGTCATCGTGATGAAGGAGGTTGGATTCAACAATCCTCGCCGCTTCATGCTCGGCATGGCCAAGAGAGCAGACCGCGCTGGAATGATCGATGATAAGCAGAATAAAACCGGCTCCATCTTCATCCAGCGCGGCGTTGGAACTATCTCATGGAACTACGCAGAACCAGAGAAGTTCGTGGTCGATAAGGCTTCGTCAAAGAAGCCGTGGAACGGACGCCCTAAGCGTTAGCCTTCTCACGCAAAGCGCGGCGACGACCTTTCGCGGCGAGCGATTGGAACTTCGCCTTGCCGAGCTTCTTGCGTCCAATAGAAGCCGCCAAAGCCCCCGGATCTTTCACGCCTTTCTTTTCAAGCTCACCAACGAGCTTTTCGAAACGTCCGCCACCGCCGAGTCGCATCTTGTCCATAATAGTTACCAGAGGTTTTTGCAGGCCCAATACTTGGGCGTTGTTTTGTCATTCGCTTCCGCGCAGTTATGACGGGAGCGAAAATTGGCCCGACGCTTCGGGTTCTTGTGCTTGGTGAAGTCGGAATACCGAACGTCACCAAAATGGACGACAACAATCTTTCCGTTGTCGTTCTTCACGAAGACAGACTTCTTCTTCGGATACGGAGTCACCCCCTCAATTTTCCGAGGAGAATTGAGCGTCACCTTTCGGCCACGCCAGACGTTACCTTTCTTGGAGAGGGAGGTTTTCATGGAAGCTCATTTTCAGCCTCAACAGCCTGTTTGTACTCTTCGGAATTTTTTCCGAACTCTTGCCTCAAAGATTGCGAAACTTGATTTGCAACGCTTACCAACGATTTTGCCTCAACATCTCTTACTGGAGTCATCGCCAACTTTCGAAGTTCAGGAGACGAAAGCATTTTTGCGGCAAAACGGTATCTTACTTCATCTTTCGCATTCCAGAGACGAGACAAGAACGCAAGTGTTGCCGGAACCGTTCCTTGAGCAACGTTCCCTCCTTGATACCCAACAAGCAAATAGTTGATAAGGCCTCGATTGACGTCTGATGCCGTTTTTGCTGGAACAGGCATTTCTGCTATTGCTCTGGCAATTTTTTCAAGCTCTTGCCTTCCCGTTGTGCCAAGAAGCGTGTTTGCAGTTTCAAAAAATGGGCTGGCAACACGACCTGCAGTTGTTGGCCCGGCAGGAGTTCCGGCAGAAACAAGATTCAAAAGTTTTTCGCCATCGATTACGCCTCCAGTTTTAGACTTCTGAAGAAGATCATCGATAAACAAAGACTGAACATCTCGAAGAACATCCGGCTTTCGGGACGACAGTCGTGAAACCAAATTTGCAATTTTTGGTTGATTGTTTGGGTCTGCGACAAATGTTGCTATGTCGAATGAGTTTCGTTCAGATAATTTATCAAGTCCAAGTTTTGAAAGCTCAGACTTAATTCGGACGTCTTCTTGAACAGCTTTTTGAGCGAGCTGTTGAAGGGCGTTTTTGTCGGTTATGCCAAGCATTTGCTCGACAAATCGAGGATCTGCATTGACCGAAGACAGATATGACTCTGGAGACTTTACAGCTTTTACAATGTCACCAATTCCAGACTCAGTAATGAATGCGCTTCTGATGTTTCCGTAATTCGGGAACAATCTGTTTCTGACTGGTTCAGGTAAACCATTAATAGTGCTGAACATGTTTCCAACATTGATTCCAACACCTTTTCTACCAGCTTGGGAGGCTGTGCTTACTATGGCTTCCTTGACCAGATCCAACCCCTTTTGGGCGTTTGATGCGCCCAGAAGATCCGTCAAAAGATTTAGATTTGTTTCAGCGTTTGATCCGGTAAGGCGAGAAATAACTGCCTCACCAGATAGTCCGCCACCCTCTCCAACCTCTTTCAAAATTCCATCACTCAAATTGCCCCTGAAACGAGTGATGTTTTGAGCGTAATTTTGGTTTGCAGCTCCAAGTGCTTTTTGAAGTACGGGAGATTGAGAGACAGCAGATTCTATCTGTTTGGCTGTTATTTCAGCCATTTGAGCCTTGGTCCTTATGTCAACTCCGGGCAAAACACCAGACTGCCTAATCTGCTTAGATAAGTTAGAAGCTAGATTCCTAGCCTCTTCAAGTGTTGCTGTATTAAGCAAATCTTCGGCAGCCGCAAGCGCAGCACGCTGGCCAGCAGGTGCGGCAATAACCGAGATGTTTCCGGTTGCTGTTTTTGCGAGATTAAGTCCTGTGGAGTTTGCAAAATCAATCAATGGCTGAAGATCAACAACGGTCTGCGAATACTCGGGCAATTTTCTGGCGTCTTCGTATGCCTTATTCCACGAAGCTCTGGCCGACTGCATTGAATCGTCAGCAAGATCCTTCAGTTCATTTCCGATTGCGGCAAGACTCCTGCCGGGAGCAAAAAAAGTCTTCCCAACTTGAAGAGCGCGCTGTTCTGCATTGTTTACTGAATTTGCAGCTCTGGACGAAAAGTTTTGAACAGCCATTTCGGCCTGTTTTCCAAGCCCTTGACGCTGAGGATCAAGAACATCGAAAACCTGACGGCTAATTTCTTGAGGAGTTCTGTTTCCGCGAGGGGTATTTGCAGCTCGATGCAGAGCAAGCTCATAAAGCTGACCCATAACTTCAGGGTCTGGCTCTGCCCCATCAAGAGCCATTCTGCGGGAAATTGCTTGCGAATTGATGGATTCAGCCAACGAAATTGGAACCTGCTGTCCAGTTGCAGTTTCAATCGTTTGAACTGATCGAAGCGTTTTCAGTTGATCTGCGGTTAGGTCAACCGGTCTGAAAAGATTTGCTACAGTTTCCTTGATTAAACCAAGTTTTCCTCCAACAGCTTTTGCGCCAGCCATTGCAATTCGCATTGGCTCTCCAATGACAGGCCCAAGCGCGCCTCCAATTGCTGTTTCTTTGGCAACTTCTCCAACCGCTTCTGCTGGTTTTCCTTCGGAAACAAGTTCGGCGGCTTTTGGGACAGCGGATGCAGCACCACCTGCGGCACCCAACGCAGCTTGTGCGCCAGTTCTCTGGAGAAGTTTTCCAGCCATAGCTGCGCGAGCCAGCGCGGGAACTCTTGCAGCGAGCATTTCAGGTGCAGCAAATCCAAGCGCAACAGAAGCCGCGCCTTCTGGAACCGTTTCCTCAAACATCGACGGCGCGCCGGCAGCAGCAAGACGCTGCTCCTCTTCCATCATCGCCTGACCAAGACGAGCGGAATCGCTCATCGTAGCTTGCTTGATCTGTTCAGGAGAAAGAGCGGAAACAAGACCCTGCTCTTCGCGACGGCGCATTTCGCCAATCGTGGCCGACTGCTGCACCGCATTGTTCAACTGCGCGGTAGACCCAACGACGGCAGCGGCTTCGACTTGAGGAACAGTAGGTTGAGCCGGAACAGCATTGCTCGATGCCGTGCGCCGAGCGACTTCAGCTTTAAGGCTTTGAAGGAGTTCGGACTCTCGTTGTGAAAGTGGCATAAATTATTGCTTTGCCTCCAACTCCTGAATGATTCGCTGAATCTCTTCAAGGCTCATCGATTCTGGAGATTGAACCGTGGCTTGAAACGAAACGCCCGGAGCAGAATATGCAGCGGTAGTGCGAGTTCCGAACGGTGTGCTTGACCACCTTTCGTAAAATCCCGGCAGAGCTTTGTCTAGGTTGCGGTTGATGGTTCCACGCGCGCTTTGCTCGATGCGTTTTCTGAAACGATCCAGCTTGATGATAGAGTTTTTATCAAACACTCCGCCAATTTCCTGATTGATCCGCTTTGATTCACCTTCGGTAACGTTCAGGCCGGATGTCGTTCTGGCGGTTCGGTTTACAACGCCAGCAAAGTCGGCCAAAAGACCGAGGGCTTCCTGTTTTGCAGGATCTTTTTCAGTCTGGATCAAAGACCTGAGTTTAACCTCTGTGGTCGGTATCGCTCCCAAATAATCCGTAAACTTCTTTCCGGGAAAGTTTTTCTCAAACTCAGCGATTCCGTCTTGAAGCTGGTCAATCGTCTCCATGACGGCGAACTCGTCTTCCAGCTTTGTTGCGGTTTTCGCCTCAAGCGGCCTCAGCCGGCCACCGCCACCAATGAATGTCTGCCTAAGCTCCGCTTCCTTGACAGGAGACAGTTCTTGTCCTGCCGCCTTGGCCTTTGATTTTGCGGCTTCAATGAACAAGTCGGCGTTTTTCAACACCGTGCTTTGCTTGGATTTTTCTCCAGATTCTGCGGCAAGAAGAGCCTGCTCTTGGATTTCCTGAGGGATTTGGCCCGCATCGATCATGCTCTGCACGGTTGCTTTTCCAAGCCTAGCAAAACCACCAAGTTTTGACGCTCTGCCAAGTTGTTCCTCTTCCGACCTTTTCTGAGCAATCAGAGCATCATCAATAACGTATTTTCCATCAGCAGTTCTGGTCAAAGCATTGTATTTGCGAGCGTCGTCGATTCGTTTTGCTTCAAGCTGATCTGTAAAAGCTGCAAGTTTGGCCTGTTTTTTCAACAACTCGGCGCGAGCAGAATACGGCTCAAGGCCATTGATGAGACGGGTTGCCTCCTGATTGAACTGCTTTGATTTAAACCTAGGAAGAGCCGGCATTGCGGCTCCTTCGGTAGCATTGTTCAAGAAGTCGGCCACCTGCTGATTGAAATTCTGAAACGTGTCGTACTCAGCATTCTGAGCCTCCTGCTCTGCCAACGCCTGAGCATAAGCATTCGACTGGATCTTGTTCTGAAGATCGAACTGCCTCTGACGCATGACCTGTTCGGCAGCGTTCATCTGCATCTGCTCCATCATGCGAGCCTGCGTCTGCGCGCGGTCGAACAGCGACGCACCGAGCTGAAATGCTTGAAGAGATTGGTCGGCCATAAGATTAACCTATTCTTCCGGGGTAAAAGCTGGACGGGGGAACCGCGTAGGTAGTGGCGGGAGACATCGGATTTGGGTAAGCAGTTTCTCCGGTGCTGTAATCGATTGTAGTGCTGCTCACGCTTGGCCCACCGCCACCAGCAGATCCGTAAAGAGCGGCAGGGCTTTGAGCCAACAACGCGCTTGAAACACCATATTGCGTCAACGCACCGCCAACCGTTCCGCCAAAGTTGGTGAATGCCGTCTGAGCCGCCTGCTGCATTGGAGAAGGAGCGGCAGCAACCTGAGCGGCGGTCAAGTCACGACCGTACATTCTGGCCTGCTGCTCCTGAATCGCGCCGATCCTCTGCGCCGGAGTGATGAACATGCTGCTCACCGAGAACGGCTGAACCATTCCAAACGCGCGCTGCTGCTGGATGAAGTTCTGAGCCTGAGCAAGACCCTGATTCTGAAGCTGCATTCCAGTCAGCCCCAAGTCGCGAGCGGTCAATGCACGACCAAAACCGGAGCCACCTCCAAATCCACCGGCAAGCGCGCGTCCGGCAGTTGAACGCTGAACCTGAGCGGAAACCTCAGGGCTAATCTCGCCTCGCAAAGCCGCCCCAATGTTTTTTCCGGCCTGAGCAACAAGCTGATCGTAGCCGGGAATGGCGCGACGAAGCTGTGCCTCAAGCTGAGTCTGTTCGGCTTCAGTGGTCTTTCTGGCCAACTCGGTGGCAGGCTCAAGCGCGGCAATGTTCTGTTGAATGGCTTGCTGCTGCTCTCGCGCAAAATCGATTGGCTTAAGCTCAGGAACCTTTGGCTTACGACCGCCGAAAAGTCCGCCGAGCAGACTTCCAGCCGCCGAGATTCCTGCACCGCCCAAGATTGCTGCTCCAAGTCCTATTGGCATAAATCATCCTTTTCCGTCAGTACCACTGGTAGAATCCCCCTCCATTCAATCCGACGCCAACCATGCGGATCGTATGCACTGCATCGCCCATGTATTGCATCGTCTGCTCCTGCACAGCTTGAATGGCTTTGGCTTCGTAGGCCACAGCTTCCTGAATCAGATCGTTCTCCTCCTTGCGAATCGCCATGACCATCAGCTTGATGGCATCGGCGCACGGAGGAATGAGGTAATCGTTCACGCTCGTCGCGTTGATATGGCGCATTTTCGCCATGACCGTCACCGGCTTGTCCTCATCCGCGCTGCATCGGTCGGCCAAGTAGCTCCTACGATACTGCGGCAACGTCTCGTCCGGGTCGTAGACAGCGATGTCAACCTCGGTCAAAGCGGTTGCATCGTACTCGTACAAACGGCTGACCGTATTCGTCGCTTCCCGAATGACTCCGGTAAGCTGCGTGAACTTCTTGGTGGACTGAACGTACGGCAAAGCGAGCGTCAGCTTTTCTCCGTCGATCCAAGCTCCGCCTGATTGGGTTCTGATCCATTGACCGTTTTGATCGACGCCTTGGAGCGTGATGGTTTTGCCAACGTCCGAAGCGTCGCCAGCGTAAACTCGAATGTAGCTGTTAGTGCCGCCAGACAAATCGCGGTAAGAAACCACAGTGCCACGATCAATAAGCTGCTTGCCAATGCAGACTTGATTGCCATTGAGAAGTCCATAGCCGGTTTCTTGGAATTCGAACCATTGATTGCGGACGACACCGACGCCGCAGCAATCAGCGATGGCCTCGATGGTTTCGATCTGTCGTGGCCAAGTGATGCATCCGCCGGTCGTGTGGATGGTGAAGCGTCCATAAGCACCGGCCCAAAGGCCCTTGTGCAGAAGCCTTCGACACGCCTGATTGATGTAATCGTAAACGCGCGCATCATCGACGCATACGCCGATGACCCGAGCGATTGTCGAACGGATGTCCTGAACGATCAGCTTCATTTCGTGTAGTAGATTCGGGCCGTCCGCTTGATGAAGTAAACACCGTAGAACGGAGGAAGATTGTTGTGCGACAGCGTGGAGGAGCTGTCGTTTCCGCTTTTCTCAGCGTTCGTCGTGGACAAATCGCCGTTGGAGATGGTCGGGCCAGCACCACCGCCACCCGTACCGGCAGCACCCTGAATGGTCAGCGAAGAATAGGAGCCAAGATTGCTCCAGTTCTTGGCCACCATGTAGTAGTCGTCGTTGTTCGGAAGAATCCTCTGGGCGACACCGTGCGTATGCTCGTTGAACGGGGTTTCCGAAATGGTGAGCTTGTGCTTGTCCTCACCGGAAACGGATGTGGATGTCGAGCTTCCCGTGACGTTTACAGTACCGCTCGCTGCAAAGGTGCCAACACCGACCGGGAACTT